TTCATTCGCCCTCCGTTGCAGCACTTAGCGATTGCAGAGCCGCGCCTTGGGAATACAGCCTCCGAGCAACTGTTGTTGGGCACAGCGCTCGTAGAAAGTGGGCTTGAGGCTCGCGAACAGGATAGTGGCCCAGCGTTATCCTTTTTCCAAATCGAACCTGCGACTTTTCGCGATGTTTATAATCGTTACCTGCCTAAACGACCCGAACTTCTTGATGTTGTTCAGGACCTTCGCATCCCGGCATTTACGACCTCGGAGCAGCTCACTAGTAATCCGGTTTTTGTCTGTGCAATTGCGCGCATTAAGTATTGGATGGTTCCTGAACTGCTACCTGCCGCCGGCGATTTTGAAGCTTTGGGTCTTTATTGGAAGCGATATTATAATACCTTTGAAGGTGCTGGTGACGCAGCACACTGGACTTATCTCTATCGAAAGTATGTAGAAGGAGAGAGACTATGAACACTATACTCAAAAGGTTCCAAGAGGCGTCGCGTTAGACTGCGATTGCAGTGGCTGTGGCAGTGTTCTTCCCTGGCGTCGAGGACTGGATGGGGTGGAGCTATGTCACGGAGCTGGGTGTCGCAGTGGCTGCGATGCTCGGCTTCGTGATAAAGGAGCGGGGGAACTAAGTCATGCGAATGATGGTTATTATCGGCGCGGCTTTGTTCCTCGGTGCCTGTGGGCTCACCCCACAAGGCTCTGCAATCCGTACGGCGATCAAGGAAGGTGGTGCCAAGGTGATGGATGAGAGCCTGAGCAATGCTGAGTGGTGGCTCTGCGAAGGCTCCTCCATCGGTGCCATAAAGCGTCGATACGGTGGAGAAAAGTCTGACACATATAACGCACTATGCAGGCCGGGTGGTGGGAGTATCATAAGGTGACGATAAGAACGGTCGATGGGAAGTTTCGTCTTGTTAGTCGGAAGGGGCGCAACCTCGGCACTTTCTCCTCTCGCGCTGAAGCGGAGAAGAGAGAGAAGCAAGTTGTATTCTTCAAGAACCTCCATAAGTCCCGTGGAGGGAAAGGGAGCCTCCGCTCGAAGGTGAGGAAGAAGAGCTTGCTTAAGAGAAAGCGGAGTTAAAGCAATATGCCGCGCATCCCAATACACAACATTGGCTCGATAGGGGTTGTTAGGGACCTCCCTCCACACTTGTTGGCGCCGGAGGCCTGGAGCAACGCGCAGAACATTCGCTTCCAGGACAATAAAGTTCTAAAATTCACTGGGCATTCAGCGGTATTCGGCCCCCCAAGCATCGCCCCACATTGGGCACTCGCAGTCCAAACAGCAACCGATACATTTTGGTTATATGCAGGGCTTGCGAAGGTATTTATGCTGGAGCAAGGTGGGGTCCACACAGACATTACTCGTGCGATAGGTGGGGATTACACTGGGGCGGCGTCGGATAAGTGGAATGGAGGAATTCTTGCAGGCATCCCAGTCATAACCAACGGTCTCGATGTGCCGCAGTCTTGGAGCCCAATATCCGTCTCACAGGTGCTAGTTGATTTGCCGAATTGGCCTGCAGCTACGACTGCAAAATACATGCGCGCCTTTAAGAATTTTCTCGTAGCATTACATATTACTGAGTCCGGGATTGCAAAACCCCACATGGTAAAATGGAGCCACCCGGCGGACCCTGGTGCCGTTCCTTCAAGTTGGGACGATGCTGACGCGACGTCAGATGCTGGGGAGGTCGAACTATCTGATAGTCAAGCAGGGGTAATCCAAGACGCAAGGTTGTTGCGCGATATCCTTGTTATCTATAAGGACAACTCAACGTGGGGGATGCAACACATTGGAGGCCGGTTTATATTCAGGTTCTTCCCAATGTTCGCGAGTACTGGTATACTTACGAATAGGTGTGTTTCTGCACTCCCAAACGCTTCACAACACTTTGTCATGACTGGGGACGACCTAATCATCCACAATGGGCAGAGTATTGAAAGCGTCGTTGATAAGTTGTGGAAGAGGTTTATCAACAACAATATAAATCCGGACAGACTGGCTGCCAGCTTTACACTCAGCAACCCTATCGAAGATGAGATGTGGTTCTGTTTTGCTGAGATAGGCTCGACGCTTCCATCGTTGGCAATTACCTGGAGTACCAAGACGGGTGCAATAGGTATTCGCGAATTGTCCGAAGCCGCTTTCATAGCAGAGGGGGTTGTAGATGAGACCGGAGTACTCCAAAGTTGGAACTCCGACGCACAGGCTTGGGATGATGATGCTTCGACTTGGCAGGCGAGGCAGTTCTTCCCTCAGGCCCTAAGTCTGTTACAACTTGACCCCACGAATACCAAACTTTTCAAATTGGACGACACGAACCAGTTTAATTTAGCTAATATGACCAGCTTTGTTGAGCGGGAAGGTATTGCGTTGGTGGGGACTGACCGCAACGGGCGCCCCAAGGTTGACGTTTCTCGCCGGAAGTTGGCAAAGCGCGTTTGGGTGAAGGCTGAGGGGGGTCCGTTCGAAGTCCGAGTTGGGAGCCAGCAATTCATAGATGGACCTATAACCTATGAGCCTGCAGTGACTTTCACCCCAGGGACCGATCAATATGTCGATGCTTCTGCAAACGGACCACTCTTAGCAATTAGATTTCAGTCCTCAACAAATGTAGGTTGGGAACTTCATGGATATGATATGGATATTGAACTGTTAGGAGAGATATAATGAGGTACGAACCGGAGAGCCCTCCTTTTACTACAGAGAACCCTGTATTGGCAACTTACCTCGCGCAGGAGTTACGGAGAATTGCAGAGGCCTTCCTTGGGGTTGAGGAGGTGCTTCTTGTGGAACTTAATGCTGCGCCGGATAAGCCCCGCGATGGGATGATTATATTGGCAGATGGGACGAATTTTAATCCAGGGAGCGGCGCGGGATTTTATGGGCGCTCTGCAGGCGCTTGGGTATTTCTCGGTTAGGAGTAGTATGATGTCTGTCCTACCAGTACCCTTTCTAAGTGAGCCGGATGCAGTCAGGCACTTGTTGATTATGGGAGACGAATTAAAAAGCGGCCTGATGTTTCTCGACTGCGTGGAAATGTGGGCGAGGAAGCAAGGCGCTATGCAAAGTCATGTTATTGGGAGGGAAGGCTTCCTGCGAGTGCTTGGACCCTATGGATATAGGAAGCAAGCAGTTGCTTTATCGAAAGACATTTCTTGGATGAGGGAGCACTAAGATGGGCGGTTTATTGGGAAAGATAGGCAGTTTCTTTGGAGGCGGAGGCGGAGGCAGCAAGACCTCCACGACTACTACTGTGCAGAAGCTCTCCCCTGAGCAACAACGGCTTATTAACTTGGTCATCCCGACGGCGGAGCGAATTATTGCAAAACCGCCAGAACTCTTCCCCGGCTCGACGATTGCACCTCTCGATCCATTGCAGATACAGGCACAGGAAAACCTCCTCGCACTAGCAGGGCCAGGGGGGCAACTCCCTACACTTACAGGGCAGGCAGGATTAGCAAGTCAATTCCTCCTTGGGCCGGTGTTGTTCCCAGAGAGCAACCCTGCTCTACAAGCGGCAACTGAGGCCGCAGTTCGTCCGCTAACAGAGCAGTTTGAACGTACTATACTGCCGGGGATAAGGGGTGAGGCAATTACGGCTGGGGGGTTCGGCGGCAGTCGTCAGGGAATTGCGGAGGGACTTGCGGCACAGGGACTCACCCGGCAGATTGGAGATGTTACCTCGACAATCCAGGCTAATGCTTTTCAACAATCGCTAGATGCTATGACGCGGGCCTTGTTCGCCGCTCCTGCCACCGCTGGGTTACAATTCCTCCCGACGAGCGCGGTGGAGTCCGTAGGCGCGCAGAGGCAGCAATTCGCTCAGGCGCAGTTGTCGGAGGAAGCCCAAAGGTTCATCGCCGAGCAGCTTATCCCCTTTGCGGTTGCACAAGATGTTGCCGCATTAGCGTTCGGTATACCTGGAGGGAGTGTGACTTCGACTAGCCAACTTAGCGGAGGTGGAGGGGGCGGCTCTGGCGACTTCCTCAACATCGCGGCCATGATAGCAGGGCTTGCCTTGCCTGGGTTTGGGCCTGCTGCAGCGCTTGGAGGTGCTTCACTGATGTTGTAATGTAGTTACTTTGGAGGAGTAAGATGCCACCAGCTTTCAATCTAGGGAGCCTGTTGCAGCCGTTCAACCAACAGTCACCCATCAACCTCATCGCGATGATCGCACAAGCGGGGTTGCAAAACCCAGAGGCATTGGCGAGCGTGTTGGCAAGTCAGGGCGCCCCAGTCCCAACTGGGCCGAGGCCTACACAGGCGTTTCCCCCAGTACCTAGGCGGAAGCCTACGCCGCCGCAAGCACAAGCCCCCGGCAGATTGGAAGGGGTGCTCGAAGCTGTTTCCAAGCTCGAAGCCCCCCCACTCCCAGAAGTCGCAGCTCCGCCCGCAGCGATCCGTCCGGGACCTGGTGGACCTGGCCCCAATCCCCAATTGCTTGCAGCGCTGTTGCAACTATTGCAGGGAGGGGGTGGAGGTCCGACAATCCCAACGC